TAAAAATTTGTTTATTATTTTGTCAAATTGTTTGCTCATAATATTATTATACTATTACTTACCAATCTTTACAAGCTTGATACTTTGGTGTGCCTGGCTTTGCACTTGAACACTTGTGTCTAGCACGAAATGATTTTCTTCTTTTTGGATTATTCTTTCCAACTCTTACACCAGCTTGACCCCAATGGATTCTTTTGTATCCACCTTTTGGATTCTTAACACACTTCATCCACTTTTTGCCTTTTCTTGTTGAATGCGTTTTTTGTGTTGTTTTTGTGCAATTTGCTTCTTCTAATATTGAAGCTACAGCTAAATCAAATTTACTCATCGTGCAAATACTTACCATCGTAATCAAATAAAAAAAGATTTTGTAAAAAGTGGTATTTCGTAGGGTAAATACATTTAGAAATATGTCTACTTTAACTTTAACATCACCAGGTGTGCAAATCAGCGAAACTGATCTTAGCGTAATATCAAGACCAATCGGAGCAACGGATATCCTTATAACTGGATTCACAAACTACGGACCAACAGAAGAATTTGTAAGAATTTCAAGTATTTCTGAATTTGAAGATACGTTTGGCGTTCCTACAAATGCAGCAGAACGATATCTTTATCACACAGCAAGACAGATTTTAAATACTTCACCAGGCAATCTTTTGGTAAACAGATTACCTTATGGTGATCAAGCAGGTCAGGGTTTTTCCAATACATATAGTGCATTAGTTTATCCAGTAACATTAGATACTAATACTACTGGAACATCAAATACACAATTTCAAAATGCATCAGCATATGTTTTAGGTGCACCAACATCTGTTCTTTTAACAAATAATCAATTTAATCAATTACAATCTGGTAATATAACATGGTCAACAACACCATATGCTTTATCTTCCACGCAGATTGGTAGTGGAGCAACTTATGCAACACTTGCAGCGTTTTACACGGGTGCTAGTGCAGTTTCTTCAGACGTTACGAGTGTAAGTGCAATTTCACCAACTTTATCAGCAGTAACATGGTATTATTCCAGTAGTGGATCATATGTAACATCTTCAATTACTCCAACTACAACAGATTCCGTATCTGCATTAGCTAATGCTGGATTAATTATTTTAAATACTTCAAAGAGAAGTATCGATAGTCTTTTCCAAGGATATTATGTTGGTGTTATCAGTAACCAGAATGTAAACCCATCAACAAACTTTACTTCGGTTACATCAATTCAAACGGCAGTATCAAACACGGGTATAGTTCAATCATATGCAACTGTTCCGCAAAGTAGACTTAATTTCCAATTAACCGCAGCATATGCAAATTTTGGAGGTACAAGTCTTTCACAGGTTATTGAGCAATATCCAACGGGATTCTCGTTTGCTTCAAAATCTTACAATGACAGTTTGGTCATTGGTCTTTTCAAAATAACTACATCAAATTATAATAAAGATACTATATCTTTAAATTATAAGGTTGCTGAAGCTTATACTGGTTCGCTTTATGCAAATAGAACAATTCCAAATCCAAATGGTGGGGCTGCTAAGTCATTCTCGTTAGAAACAGTTGTTGATAATGCATCAAGAAATATTCAGGTTTTAATAAATCCATATATTTCAAAGGTTGGAAACTGGAGTAACACTACACTTGATGGAGTATATACTCCTCTCAAAACTGTTACCGTTGGTGCTGCTGCCCAAAGTTTATATCCTCTTGGTGTTTATGTATCAGATACCGATACATCAGCTGCTAAAGTTGGTAATATTCCTCTTAAGTTACAAAATGTATTAAATTCATTACAAAACAGTGATGAAATTAACTTGGATATAACTGCTGAAGCAGGTTTAGGAACAATCTGGGCAAGTTGCGCCTCATTAAGTGCATCTAATGCAAATAGTACTCTCCCTATCACATATGATGATACATACAATTATCTTAATAGTGATCGCAACAATAAAGCAAATCTTTATAATACATCGAATGCTTCGGGTAGTACTGGGCAAGGTGCTGGATTTTATTATCAAGCAATTGCAAATCAGTTTATATCTCTCGCAAATGACACGAGAAAAGATCACGTATTCATCGCAGATCCTCTGAGACATATATTTGTAGTTGGTGCTAACCAAAAGACTTCGGCATTACCTGATTATGTGTTCTCTGATCACATATACTGGCCCCTTAACAACTTGTATTCACCTAATATCAGCAGTTATGTTGTAACTTATGGCAACTGGCTCAAATATAATGATACGTTCTCAAATTCACCAGTATGGCTTCCTCCATCTGGATATGTAGCAGGATTAATTGCTTCATCATCTCAAACATCATTCCCTTGGAGTGCAGTTGCTGGATTCAGCAGAGGTACATTATCAAATGTTACTGATGTTGCAATAAACCCAACACAGAAACAGAGAGATTTGCTTTACAAAGGTAATATCAATCCGATTGCATATTTCCCAAATGAAGGTTATGTGGTATACGGACAGAAGACTCTCTATCGCACACCATCAGCTTTTGATCGCCTTAATGTTCGTAGACTTTTCTTAACCTTGGAAAAACAAACACAGGCTTTATTAAAGTACTTTGTGTTTGAGCCAAATACATTCAGTACAAGAACAAGATTAGTCGGAGCATTAAGACCAATATTTGATAATGCAAAAATCAACAATGGTTTATATGATTACCTTCTTGTTTGTGACGAAAGAAACAATACACCTTCAGTAATCGATTCAAATCAATTAGCGATATCGATTTACATCCAACCAGTTAAAACCGCAGAGTTTATTCTCTGTGACTTTATCGCAACCCAAACAGGCGTTAATTTTAACGAAATAGTTGGACAATAAAAGGATAAATATTAATATATGAGTGGAATACTAGACCAATACGGAATCGAAAACTTCTATAACACAGCCCAAGTAAATGACTTCGCAAGAACGAATTTATTCAGAGTAGTAGCACTAGGTGGAACAACCTTTGATACTAACGAGTTGCTTTATGTGACAACAACAACATTACCAGCAAAGGCAATTCAGAACGTTGAAGTGCCTTTCATGGGATTAAGATTTAACGTGCCAGGCACGGTGAATTATCCAAACAGTGCGGGATGGCAAGTAACATTCCGTTTACCACAAAATATTTCAATTCGTCAGAAACTTGAAGCATGGCAAAGATCAATTTTTGATGATTCAACAAGTACTGGTGCATATAATATTCCATCAACTGCTGCATCAAACCAAGTTGTTTTAGTTTTAATCGATAAGCAAGGTAATCCTCTTGAGACATATACATTATATGGTGCATGGTTACAGCAAATTGGTGAACTCTCATTGGATATCACAGCTGCTGGAGATGTTCTCACACAACAGGCAACTATTGCATACCAGTATTGGAGAAATTCTTAATAATAAGAACTAAGGCATAAATATTATTATGCCAAATAATTTCATGCTTCCTCCCTTTGGGGGTATTAGTGCGTATTCTTATTACCTAAATTTACTGGGTAAATGGCCCACTGGTCTAGCTCTTGCTAGTCAGTGGTTGATATATTTTGATTTTACTTCCGTAAATTCCTTAATGGGTAATTTACAGGGAATATTAAGAGACAGAGAAACTATCGACCAGTGGAATTTAAATAGTAATGTTACTCAATATTTGTTGGATGGTAGCTTACAATATGCTGGAAATAATATAATGGGTTGTGCATTTGCAAGACAGGTGAGCTTGCCAGGTGAAACCATAGATGCTGGTAATAAGGGGTTAGATTATGGTGGGTTTCAAGCTCCTGCAACTGCTTCAAATAGAGAAAATTATAAAAAATTGGGTGTAACCATGCTTGAAACTAATGCATCTTTTTTAGATTTAGTTTTAAGACCTTGGATTATTTCAGTTGGTTATAACGGATTAGTTGCTAGACCAACAAACTCACCTCTTTATGTAAAATCAAACTTTGTAGATGTTGTAATGTTGGCAAAAACAGGAAGAATGAATGATTTTTATGCAGCAGCACCCTCTAATAGTTATTCAAATATTGCTGCACCGATGGGGATTAGAAAAATTTATAGATTTTATAATGTTGCTCCAGTTAACATGCCAGGTGAGGAGTATTCCTACATGGAAGAAGGGTTAAGAACTAGTAATGTTGAATTTGTTTACGATAGTTATGCTGTGCAAGATGCTGGTACAAGTCTTTATATTGGGTTACAGTAGAATAAGTAACACAAGTGGAATATTACAATTATAATATTGAATTACCTTTTTCTAAAAAGGTTGTAGCATTTCGGGAAATTAATACTAATGAACAAATGGCATTAGCAAAGGCTAATTTATCATTTAATAACTCAAAGGATAATTATTTTCCCTTTAATAATTTTGTATTAACCACTGTTAAAAACATTTTAGAAAATAAAAATGATTTTGATAAAATCAATATTGTTGATTATATGTTGTTTCTTACAAAATTAAGAATTGTAAGCATCGGTAATATTATTACTTTAACAACCGAGTCAAAAAACAAAGAATTTAAATCAACTAAAACTACAATAGATTTA